GGTGGGGGTGGGCTCGGGGGCGGGTTCGACGGTGACGGTCTCGACGGCGGTGGGTTGGTCGGTGCTGCTGCACGCGGTGAGGGCGAGCGCGGCGGCCGTGGTGGCGAGGATCAGGCGGAGTCTCATGGGCTGCTTTCGTGGGAAGGGGACCGGCCCCGCGCGGCCGTGGGGGACGGAAACCGCGCGGGGCCGACCGATCAGGGGTGGATCAGTGGGTGGTCATCCAGACGACGGCGAACACGCCGGACGCGACGCTGGCGAGGATGCCGAGGCCGTACCAGAAGCGCTCTCCCATGACGGCCTCCTCAGCCGATGGCGCCGTTGCGGCCGTAGCGGCGCGGCGTCTTGGTGGCGGCCTTGTCGCCGTTACGGAAGACCGAGTTGCGGTGCCGTTGGCGGCGGCGTTCGGAAGCCTCGGCCTCCTTGCGGGCGGCCCGTTTGGTGGCGGACTCACGGTCGGCGTACTGCGTGCGGGCGAGTTCGTGGTCGTTGCCGCCGAACAGCCAGGAGAAGGCGCCCATCAGTGGCTACCGTCCTGCTCATCGTTGGCCTGGGCGCGGACATCGGGCTGCCCCCAGTTGTTGGCGTAGTCGGCGGCGGCGCGCTGATGGAGTTCGGCGACGGTCGCGTTCGCGTCTTCGCTGACGGGGGTGGTGGGGTGCTCGCTCATGCCTGTACCGCCTTCGCGGCGAGCGTGTCCTTGTGGGCTCGGATCTGCTCGTCGGTGAAGCCGTGGGAGCGGGCGGCCGCTTGGTAGCGGCTGAAGGCGCCCTGCTCGTCGGCGGTGGGCATGTGGCCCTGCTGTTCGCGGGCTTCGGCGAGGCCGATCGCGACGGCGGCCCAGTGAAGGGCGGCGGCGGAGTCGTTGGTGGGGGTGCCGTCGTCGGGCGCGGGGCTGGGCTGTTGGGGTTGCGGGTCGATACGATCGGCCACGGTCATCTCTCCTGGTAGGCAGGGTGATGGCTGGCCCCGACGGGAGGTGCGAACTCCCGTCGGGGCCGTTCTCATTGGTGAGCAGCGTGGGCTGCCTGATGCCGACTGTACGGGATATCCCGTACACTGGCAACGCGACCTGCCCACGGAAGGGACAGGGCATGGAGAAGGAGGTGCAGCGCGTGCTGGACGCTCTCGCAGGTCTCGCCGAGATCGAAGATCCAAAAGCGCGTGCGCTCGCTGTAGCGAGGGTGCTCAAGGAGTGGCCCGAGCACAGCAAAGCGCTCCGCGAGGTTCGACGGCAGGCGGTACTGGAACTGCTGGAGCCCGACGACGCCTCCGTACGAAAGGTCGCAAAGGACCTCGGCGTGTCACCGACGACGATCCAGGACCTGACGGCGGGCTACTCGCGGTCGGGGAAGGACCGGGCCAAGAAGACCGCCGAGGAATGAGAAACGGCCGAGCGGTGTGAGAGACCGCCCGGCCGAAGCAGCCCGACCCAAGCAGAGAAAGGCGCTCCCTTGAGCGTACAGACCGAAGCCACCGACCAGCGACAGGCGGCCGTGTACCGCCTCTACGACTCGGCCGGGACGCTGCTCTACATCGGCTCCTCGTACAACCCGGAGCGACGCTACCGGGACCACTACCCGAAGCCCTGGTGGCCCCTGGTCGCGCGCCGCGAGGAGGAGTGGCACCCGTCCAAAGAGGCGGCCTACGTGGTCGAGATGACCGCAATCGCCGCCGAGGCTCCGGTGCACAACGAGATGGGCACGCCGCGCTATGTCCCGCCGTCCGAGAAGGCCGCCGCTCGGCGCAGCCATCTCGCCGGGGAGCTGACGGTCAAGGGGATCATGGCCAAGCACTCGATCAGCCGCCAGTCATTGCACACGTACCGCCAGCGGCCGGACTTTCCTGCGCCTGTGTCCCGTCCCGGCGCAGGCGGCCTCCGATGGCGCCAAGATGAGGTGGCCGCCTGGTTCGAGGCGAACCCGCCCCGCCAGGGCAAGCGGACCGACCTCGTACCCCCGAAGCCTGATCAAGGAGAGCCCGTGACCAGCACCGTCGAGACGCGCGAATGGCGCCTCACCCCGGAGACCCTCGACCAGTTCGTGCGCGCCCTCGTCAACCACGTCGACTACGACATCCACAAGGGCTACGAGTGCGGCGAGGAGGACGGCTTCGACCACTACCCCGAGCTCGTCGCCGAGGCTGCCGAGATGCTCGACGCGATCGTCAATGGCGATGGTGAGTCGTCGGATGGATGAGCTGGTGCAGTGGCTGCGCGCCCAGCTCGACGAGGACGAGCGGATCGCGCGGGACGCGGGTGGGGCATGGATGGAGGTACCGGACACCAACTGGGTACTAACCGCGCCGGTGCCGCTTACGGAGTGGAAACCGCCGGATTCCGACCGGAATGTGGGCGTCATCCCTCGGGAGTGGGACCGGTCGCACATCATCCGCCATGATCCGGCGCAGGTGCTGCGGGAGGTCGACGCGAAGCGGGCCGTCGTGAACCGGTACGCCGAGATCGCCGACTCCGACATCGACATGCCGAACGACCCCGAGTACGCCTACGCCAATGCGTACGGGGAGGTGGTGCGGCATCTGGCGGTCGCGTACGCCGACCGGGCCGGCTACCTCGACGCCTGGCGTCCGTAGCCCCGAAGCAGGTGAGCCCCAGCCGGGTGACAGCGGCTGGGGCTCTCCGTTGCCCGGCTCCCTTCGAGCCCTACACTCGAACACATGAGCGAGCTGCCCCCGGATCCACCGCGCCTCCGCGCGATCCTGGCGCACCTCGACCAGCAGATCACCGACAACGAGACGGTCGGGATCTACCTCCGGCTCCAGCGCGAAGCCGTACAGGCGGCCCTCACCCGGGCGGAGGAGCCTCCCCCAGCTCGCCGCCGCGGTGGTCACATGCCGAAGGGTGCCGCGCCGCTGCGCTCCATGGGCGTCGCCCACGCGTCGCCCCGGCCGCGATTCGTCGTCCAGCAGAAGCGCACCTCTCGCGGACCTGAGCCGTCGATCATCCACCTCGGCGACTGCTCGATGATCGAAGGCACCCCGCATCCGATCACCGAGCACGACGCCCGGGTCAGCCTTACGGAGCCGACGATCGAGGCGTGCGGGTTCTGCCGCCCGGACACCGAGCTGGGCATGGACGTGGGCTGAGGCGGTCCGGGCGGGCTCCCGTATCCCACCGGCACCGGTCGTCACCCGGTCTTCCGGACCGCCACGGTCAGGATGTCACTGCCACCCAGGCGACGACAGCGAGAGACGCGAACAGCAGACACCAGCCCACCAGCCGGAACACCCGCCGCCTCACGCTGCGACCGTCCCCTGCTCCGTCCAGATCCGTCCGCACCCCGTGCAGTGCGCCACCGGCAGACGGCCCTCGCCACCGTGCACGTCGATCGCCCCGCCGCACACGCACCGCTGCTCCAACGTCCTGCGCTGCGCCGCGATGTCGAGGGCCCGTTCGACGCGTTCGGCGGCGCCGGCCGCGACCTTCCCGATCCGGGCGGCCTCCTGCTCGGTGATGCGCCGGCACGGGCCGGGCGCCCGCTCGATGCGGGCCAGCAGCCAGAGTGCGGCGTAGGGCGCGGTCCGCTGCCCGGTGTACCGCCAGCGCCTGGGGTCGTGGGCGTCTGCGTGGGCCAGCTGCTGCTGACGCTGCCGTTCCTGGTGGGCGATGCGGGCCTCGCGGAGCGTGCGGTAGTCGGCGCGGCGGGCCGTCGGCATGGCGATGGGTGCCCGCTGCGCGGCGTGGGCGATGTCGTCGGCGCAGGCGACCAGGGCGGCCTCGACGACGCGCATGGTGTCGAGGACGTGCAGCCGGACGGGGGTGGGGCGGTCGCCGAGCTGGATCGGATCGCGCTCCAACGACCGGAGGTGGGCGGCCTGGTGCTGGTTGTACTCCTGCTGTTCGGCGTCTTCGAGGCGGGCGAGGTAGCCGCGGAGGCCGAGGCCGAAGGCGCCGAGCTGGGTGGGTTGGCCTGCGGCTTCGTGGAGGTCTGTCCAGTGGAGGGCGGTGGTGCGGAGGTGGGTGGCGGCGGTGGTCATCGTGACTCCCGTGGTGCTGGTGCGGGCTGTACGGTGATCGCACCGGATGGGGCGTGCCGTGGAGCTGGGGAGTTCGTGGGCACGCCCCTTCGTCATGCTCAACGACGAGGCGGCAGACCGTGGCGCCGAATATCGCGGACGGCTTCGGCGATATGGGGCGGGTCCGGCTGCACATCGATGACGACGCGGGATGTGAGCGCGGGCCGGTGCTGCGCGAGTGGGCATGCCTGCGGCTGCTCGCCGTACGGCGTGCGGTGCCCCTCATCCCGGGCCTGCTGGCACAGTCCGAGCGCACGGCGGCCGGAGGCGAAGGAGGGGCCGTACTGCTCGTCGAGGTCGGAGTCGCGGGCCACGATCCAGTCGGGCCCGATGGCCTCGATGCGGACGCAGTGGTAGTGGTCGCGGCCGAAGGCTCCGTATGCGAAGCCGTGGATGACGTCGCCGACAGCGAGCGGACCGGGCATCAGTGCCTCCTTGACGGTGGGCCGTACGGTGACTGCCACGCGGGCCGGTCCGGGCGCGGTTGGACGGGGTTGCCGTCCTGGTCGATGACGCGCGGCCGCCGGGGCTCGTAGGTGGTGGTCGTCGAGAACACCAGGGCGTCGAAGGCGTGCTGGCGGCGGAAGAACTGGTCATCCGGCTGCTCGGCCGCAGGCTCGGGGTGGAACTCGGCGGAGGTGACACCGGGGACGTAGTGCCACTCGCCGTCGTCGCCGAGGATCTCCAGGCGGACGCTCACTGCTCCCCGCCCCCTTCAATGGCGGCACGGACACGCTGCCGCCAGTCGATGGCGGACGGATCGTCGAGGACGGCCTTCACTCGGGTCATCGCTTCGTCGACATCAGACTCCGTGAGGTCATCGGCGTCGGCTCCATCTACTTCGCTGACCTCCAGCGCGCTTCCGTGCTGCCGGATCACGTCGGCGAGGTCGGCATGGGAGTACGGGTCGTCGTCGTCCATGAATCCGATGTCGCACAGCGCCCGGCGGACGTCGTCGAGTTGATGCTCCTTGGCGCGGCGTGCCTGGTGGGCGAGGCGGAGGCGGTTCTGCAGGACGCCGATCTGGTCCGGCGCCTCGGCAGTCATCTTGGCCTTGGCCGCGCGGACGATCGAGGCAAGCGCGGCCTGCCCTTCGGCGGTGAGCTCGCCGGTGCCTCGGACGCGGATGGTCTCGCCGTCGACCTCAACAGGCCGGCATGTGTCTTCGGGTTCGGGGTGGACATCGAGCATGTCGGCTTCGGCGCGCTCGCGGCGCTCGTCGGGGTACTGGCGGATCGGGTGCTCGGTCACTTGGTCCTCCGTGCTGCGCGCGCCTGCGCTCGGCGGGTAGCCCGGTTGGGCGGGGCGGGGTCGGGTGCCGTGTCGTCGACGACCTGCTCGGTGCGGACGAGGTGCTGCTCCCACGCGGCCCCGGGACGAGGGGTGTGGTCGCCCCGGGGTGCGCTCGATGGGCCGGTCACTGACCGTTCCTGTCGTGGAGGCCGAGGGCGTGACGCACGCCCGGGTAGCGGTCGTTGGCGTAGGTCTGGCGCTGGATCTGGAAGTCGATGGGCAGGCCAGTGCGGAGCTTCCCGAGTTCGCTGAGCGCGGCGCAGAGCAGGCTCCACAGCCCATCGGGGAACTGGCCTGACGCGACGGGCGGGAACAGGTGGTCGAACTCGTCGTCGGGGAGGATGAGTCGGACGTCGACGTCCCGCCACTGCTTGCCGACGGCGGCGGAGCCGACGAGGTAGGGCAGGTGTCCGAACGCGTCGTTGATCTCGCGGCCGAAGGCGTCGAGGTGGAGGGCGGCGGGCATGCCGACGCCGACCATGGGGCGGTCGTTCATGCTGCGCTCCGGTCGTCGAAGCCTGCGGTGATCTCCTGGAAGGCGTGCCGGTCGGTCGGGGTGAGGCGGTAGGTGTCGCGGCGGGCGAGGGGCGGGCGTGTGCAGTCGGGGCCGTGCACGGCGCCGTTGGAGTGCTTCCAGAACGAGCAGCACGGGGGCGGGACTTCGGCAAGGGTGCGGTCGTCGAGGGCGGCGGCGCGGCGGGCCTGCTCGTGCCGGGCTCGGACGGTGCGGTCGTGGTGTTCGCTCCCGCCCGCGACGACGACGGCGAGGCCCGAGAAGTAGGCGAGGATGCCGGCGGCGATCCAGTGGTGATGCCAGGCGAGGACGGCGGCGGCGGTGACGAGGGTGAGGGCGGCGAGGCGGTATCTGGTGGCGGGTCGGGGCATCAGGCTGCCTCCTTGCAGGTGCGTGCGATGCGGCGGGCGGTGGCGCGGTTGCGGGCCCATGCGGGGCGCGGGGTGCGGCGGTACGTCCAGCGGGCGGCGCGGTGGAGACCGCGGGCGGTGGCGATGATGGCGACGGCGACCGCGTACACGGCGAGGCCGACAGCAGCGGCGAAGACGGCGAGCCAGATGAGGAAGGCCCAGCCGAGGGTGATGAGGGTGTCGAGGGCTTCGGCGATCACTGGGGCAGCTCCTCGACGGGGTACTGGAAGGTCGAGCACACGCAGAGCACGACGGTGCAGGCGCCATGACGGAAGTGCCGCTGAAGGGCGTGGCGGCAGGCGTCGCAGCGGGTCACGAGGAGTTCCTCGGTGGGCGACGGGCGTGAGGCGGGCGACTGCGTCTCGGCGGCGACAGTGGCGGGCCACTCTCCGCGGGCCTTCTGCTCCAGCCGCCGCTGACGCAGCGCCTCCAGCCTCCGTACGCGGCGCTGCCACAGCGTCACCTGCCTGCGCGCGCGGGCGGTCTGGGCGTCGATGGATTCGACGCTGGCGTGCTCGTCGAACTCGGGGCGGAGGCGGTCGATGCGGGCCGGGTCCTCGGCCTCGGTGGTGTTGCGGGTCTCGGCGGCAGCGAGTTCGCAGCGCGGACAGACCGGCTGGCCGTCCCGCATCGGGATGTCCATCCCGTCACGGCCGTGCCAGCGGAAGCCGCAGTCCGGGTGCTCGTAGAACGGTGACAGCGGGGCGTCCTCGTCGATCATGCGGCGCAGTTCGGCGATGTCGGCGGCGACGGTCTTGCCCCACGGGCCACGGTCGGACTCGTCGAGGACGTCCTGGAAGCCGACGGCGTGCGCGGCAAGACGACGGACGACCTCACGGATGCGGTCGAGTACGTCTGCCTGGTCGACGCTCGCGGGCAGCACAGCCAGCACCGCGTCAGCGAGGTGCTCGGAGAGCTCTAGGCCCACGCCGGCATCGCTGAGCGGCGACACGAAGGTCTGGAACGCGGTGTCGAGGGCCGAGATGAGCTGGGCCCGGAGCGCGGTCTGGTCAGCCACGGTTCGTCTCCTCGCTTGCGGGGGCCTTGTGGACGGTGAACCCGCCGTCGGGGTGCCGGACAATCCAGTCACCGAAGTACGCGACGACGTGGCCCGGGTACTGGCCGATGCGCAGGCCGACGACCTGGAGTTCGCCGTCGACGTTCTGCCAGTAGCCCTTGGTGAACACCCACGGCTTGAGCTGGTCAATCTCGTGGGCAACTCGGGCGTAGCTGCGCGGGGTGAGCTCCCACGTGCAGCACCCGGCGGCCTCCAGCTCGACGAGCGGGCGGCAGTGGGCGCATTCGGCGCGGACGTCGGTGAGGTTGCCGTGGGCGTCGACGTCGCGGTTGTCGGCGTCGCCGAGGTATTGGCCGCAGCCGTTGCAGCAGCGCTTCAGCTTGATCGTGGTCGAGCCGTCGTCGTTGACGCGGTCGGGGGTGTTGGTGCGTGGGCCCATGGCCTGGCTCCTGGTGGTCGTGGTGGAATCGGGGTGGCCGGCCCGGACGTGCTAGATCCACGTCCGGGCCGCGCTGCTGCTCACGCGGCGTCGGTGAAGCAGCCGCAGCCGCCTTCGTCGAACAGATCGAGTTGGTCCGGCTGCTCCTCGATGCGGGTCCGGAGCGCGGCCAGCGTGAGCGGCTTCGTTGAACCGCCGGCGCGGTCACGGAGGATCGACACGTCCTTGCCGAGCAGGGCACGCATCTTCACCTCGGCGCGCTCGGCGCGGGCGTACCGAGCGGGGAAGAGCCGCAGCAGGCGCGCCCACTGGGCCTGGCCGCCCTTGACGCAGGCTCCGCCGCAGTTGTTGTGCGCGAACCCCAGCCGGTACAGGCGCGGCACGATCAGACCAGCCGCGCGGGCCTCGGCGAGCAGCTGGCCCTTGTCGCGGTACGACGGCCGGGTCAACGGGGCGTCCACCGTCCAGGGAGCCCAGCCGCGCACGATCGCCGGGAGCCGCTCGGTCTCCGTCCAGTCGATGCCGACGTACAGCATCGTGTCCGCCGGGTCGGTGTGCTCGGCGAGCCAGGCCCGGCAGGGCTCCTGCTTCAGCGCGTGGGAGCACTGCGCGATGCGCGTGTTGCCGAGCCACCGCTTGTCCTCGAAGACCTGCCACGGGTCGCGGCCGTCGGCGACGCGGGTGATCGGTACGCCAAGCTGCGCGCTGGCCTGCTCGTTGAACGTGTAGAGGTCTTCGTCCTCGGCGAGGGTGTCGGCGAACAGCAGGGTGACGTTCTCCGTGCCGTGCTCGGCGATGACGTGGCGGGCGGTGGCCCAGGAGGTGATGCCTCCGGACCACATGACGATGTGCTGGGTCATGACGTCGCCTCGGCGGCCGGCGCGGCGTGCTCCGGGCAGAAGTCGTCGCCGTCGTCGGTGTGCTCCCAGCCCTCGTTGTCGACAAGGTGCTGGCGGGCGACGGCCAGGCGCTCCGTGGACGTCATGCCCTCACGGACCATGTAGTCGCCGGTCCGCTCCCGGCCGCAGTGGTCGCAGAACACGGTGATCTGCGTTGGATAGCGGGGGTCGTCCATGTCGCGGACGATCGCGTTGACCTCGTCGGGGCTGAGCGGGGTGGGGTTGGTCATCGGGGTGTTCCTTTCGTGTGTCACGCGTGGGCCGCTGTAACCGGGTGTCAGCGGTGGTAGGTGCCGCGAGCGCTCTTAGGGGCGTCTGCGGGGTGTGGGGGCATGGCGGTGTCGTCGCCGTTGGCGATGCGGACGAGTCGGTCGACGGTGACGGTGCGCCAGCCGAGTCCGCGGAGGCGGTGGACGGCTTCGAGGAGGCGTAGGGCGTCGTCGGTCCGTTCGGTCGGGTCGGTGGGGAACGGCTTGAGGGTGGTCATGTCGGCCTTTCTGGTGGGTGTGGTGTGGGTGGGTCGGGGGT